TATCCTCCAGAAAGCACAGTTAATTCATAAGTAAATTCAACTTCATAATCCACTTCTACATCAATTGCAGTAATTACCGCTCTATCCGCCGCGGTGCCCCCGACTGCAGCATTGAATAATGTCCATTCTGTAATTGCATAAGTTCCGTCATAGGTTATTATTGCAACGGTGCGATAGATTGATTTAGAGTTTCCTTCCGTCTGTGAACCAACCACCCTTGCCATTCCAGTGGGAGTTTCCAAGCCATGATCGTTTTCTGCGTCTTCTGCTGTCGTTCCAGTCCCAGTATCGTGATATTTGAAATTACCTATTCCACTCTGGAGTCCCTGGAAGCAATCCACGAGGTAGGCAGCGAAGTCATCCGTGACATATTTATCACTAATCATCCCATAATCTTTAATCAATTTCCCTTTATAGAACAATCTTGCAAATAATTGGCCTGCTGGTTTGAATTGTTGTGTTATTTCCATATTTCTCACCTATTAAATGGTTCAGTTCCTAAATTATTATCTGCTAAACTAATGTAGGTATATCCGTTATGTTCAACTCGCTCATATTTGTCATAGGAAACGATTGATTCCCACTCTCCCTTCCAACCCGGGTCATTTGCATCCACATCCCGATAACTGACTTCCCACTCTCCCGTACTAACTCCCTCGTCTGGTTGCCAGGAAACGTGAATAGAAGATTCATATTCCCCGGTTGCACGATTCCGGGATAACACTTCATAAGCCTTTAATGTTTGGGCTGTATTAAATGGAATCTGATCCGGCTGATCAAGATTGGGAACAATTTTATTGATGCTGCCGGTGCCAAGATTTCCGCCACCCAGACTATTATACACAGCTTCATTATATTCGAGACAAGCTATCTCCCGTTTGTACTCACTATTTCGAGAAATGTCTACAACCCTAAACTCCTTCACCGCGGATCCTGTTTCACCAAATGCCCAATTGTCGTATTTTGCCGGCTCTCCGCCGGGGAGGTCATAACTGAGATAATTTCGGGTAAAGTTCCCGGTTATTCCATGTTGGACATCAATAGTCCCGTTTTTTCGTTGCACATAAAGGCTATAGGTCTTTCCCGGTGCTACCGTTACTTCCTTGTCCAAATAGATAATATCCGGACCATTAGCGTAAAAGTCCACCTTCCCACCAAATCCTGTGAGGATATCATGTTGTACATAAATCACATCCCCGACTTCAAGATCGAGGGATTCCACGTCTGAAACAAAAGACACGATTTGATTCAGCAATTCGTTACAATTTAGGTAATACGTGCCAATTGCAACTGCTTGTTTATAGTTTGTTGTCCCATTAAGTACAAGCCTGATTGCGTCTTTCAGTTCTGTGGACGTATCCCAGTCTGATGTTCGAACGACAAAAGTGGATCGTTCATAGTCTCGGTCTTCATCGAAAAAAGTAATTTCAATTGTATTCGCTTTTTTAGATTTATCTATCCATTGTTTCTTAAATGATCCAAGGTCGATATTGCCCATGCAGAAAAGATTTGAGGCAGTTGTGGCAATATCTGGAAGGGCTTTGTATTTTGATCCAACAGGAAACACAATTCCTCTACCTTCAACGCAGATTTTCAGTATAGCTTCCCAGACAGTTGTGAAGGAATCGAAGACAATATTTAATTCATATCCAAGTGTGGTAATTTCAGCCGCCCAACTATTGAAGGATGCATAATCGATTCTATCCTTATCTACTCCTGCTCCGTAAACCGACATGATTTCATCCGAGTCATTCGTGGTATTAGGGTAACAGGGGTGATCAGGATGACCATTTGCCAACATATCATATACTGCCCAAGCATGGTTATTCGCGGGCTTATCCACCCAGGAAGTCCCGTCATACACCTTTACCGTGGATCGTTCTACTATACCGGTAAGATTAATACTTTCCTTTAAAGTTTCAGTTGCTCTTATCCTTATCCCAAGTAGGGATTCACCTGGATAACTCAATCCATCGATACTACCATCTGCATCACTACCTTGTGCATAAGATATTGTTGCAACATTAACAAGTTGAATTACATCATTGGAGCGAATACCACGTTTAATTCGTATCTCATACTGTTTTCCTATTTCTAAGTATTCCCCTTCTGACTTAGCTGTAATAGTCACATAAAATGCTTGTGCAGTCCATTTGTGATAATCGTATATTGAAACATTGGTTTCATCTGGTTCTGTCCCAACGTCATAGGTATAGTATGCACTAAGGGTATTCCAGTCCTTTGCTTCGAAGTTGAGCCATTTTCCCGAGCCAATCTCCCTATATTGTACAAATATTTCTGCAGTTTCAGGATCAATCTGACCGTAGACGTCATCAAATAATCCATTTGGGAAGAGAAGTGTGAGTTCTATGTTTTGAGCAACAAGTGAACTTGTTTGAACTGTTATCCATGGATCATTGGTAAGAACTTGGGATTGTGGGATGTTGGCATAGGTCTTGTTGAACCCAGGAATAAATGTTTGATTTGCAAGCCCTTGTCTGGTTTCGTAATAGATGTCATCATTATTTCCTGTAAGATAGTCGTTCAGAGGATTCCCGTCAATCTCGATATTAGTGATAGCTCCCGACCCATCCCAAACTATCCATTCTCCTGTATCATTGGGAGTGCCAAGAAAGGCATAATTTGAACCAAGAGCGTTAGGTTTGACCGCCATATATGTTTTGCCTGGTTCATCCCAGATGCCCCCAAGGGACCGCACTATACTACCAACACTGTATTCGACATTAGGTATGACTCTCTTATAGGATAAGTCATCAATTTTGTGTCCGGTGAATGAATAAAGAACACTAAGATATTCCTTGCTACCGTCTATTGTGACGAAACTATTCTTAATTATTGGTGTAACTCGTGTCTTTCCATATACAACTGGTAGTGGGAGATCATGGGAAGCAGTTAAATTTCCTTCTCTTTTCCAGTTGTAACTTTGACTCTCTTTATCCCTTTTTTGATCTTTTGGTTGGAAAAACTGGGTAAGAATCATGGAAACACCAACGGATATGAAATAGAGTACTGGATTCGCCCATTTAAGTGGATTGAGCATGGCAAAAGCTAACCAACTAGTACCAATACCCATTTCCCAATTTCTTCTCTGCTCACTACCCATAAATTCCCTCCGCAACTCCGGGAGAACCACCATATCGGGATGAATTATTATTTGCTCGGCATGTCGAAATGGTTTTATCACAAATAACTGTGATAGTTACAGATGCTCCGGCAGCCTCCTCTATCAACTCCACAGCATTCTCTCCAGTTCCAAAGTTAATGTAAGTGTGATTCAAGGCTAAATCACGGGTTACAGAGGCAATTCTATAATCCTTATTATTATTCACACTCCCCGTTACTCTTATTATCTGGTTTGCACGGAAATTATTATAAAAATAGGAATTGAGGATGCATATATAGTCATAATTATCTTTTCTGTGAACAAAGGAAGCATCATTCCTGGTTAGAGCAATTCCCCCGGTAAATTGGCACATACCATCGCGGAATCTATGTCTGCAAATCGTGGAAACATATTTATCCCGGGGAAAGCGTTTTGATAGTGGAGCCGTGACACCGATGCTAAATACCACACTTTCATCTGTGGCAATAACTTCTAAAATGGTGAAGTATTCAAGGATGCCAGTTTCTGTCGGGGTTCCGGATTTGTCAAAATAAATTGCTCTTACTTGCACACTTCCACCTGAAAAGCCGTCATAGGTTTGCAGATCATCCCGCAAATCTTGATTAACATCAAAAATCGTGAGTGTGGTTTTAGGTAGTTCACCCCGAATATTCTCTTTTACCTGAGAAACTGATAATGGTATCGCGGTATAAAGATTTCCGTCATAGGTAAGGTTTTCATTATTATTAACGAATCTATGATCCGGTGTTGAACTCCCCGGGTAGAATAAATCAACTAGGGTTAGCCAAGCACCCGAAGTTGCAATTGCATTCTTCTGCCTCATAATGCTTGTTGAAAATGTTTTCGGCATCATACCTCCTCAAGATCGAAACTTACCACCCATCTATTGTAATCGGTTTGATCCCATTCACGATACTGTATTGGGGCAAGGAAACGAACAATATAAACTGCATCATCTGCAGGATTTGTCCAATTAAATGAGTCTCCACCGACACCGCGGTCTTCCTCATGAGCAAGGATGATATCTTTGTCTGCCGCGGTGATACCGGTATAAACTATATGCCATTGTCGGGGATAGCGGGTGAACCGTGACCGGGTTTGCACATATCCTGCGTCTTTGGGTGAACGAATTGTGGGATTCGTACTTATTCTATCCACGAACTCCAATACATCTGGTCCGGAGGGTGGTCCTGTTAGATTTGGAAATGTTGCAGCCATAATTATCCCTTATTTACGAATGTTTCACGAAATGTTGCATCCTCTTCTGCCAACTCTAACGTTATCCCGAGTATTGCTCTCTTTCTTGCACTTCCTTGTTCAGTTTGTACAGTTCCGGTTAAATTAATTCCTGGTGGATTTGTTATATTAACTTGAATTGCTTGTTTTTGAGCTCCCGCATAAGCAGGTACTTGGAGTCTAGGAACATAAGAGCTTATTCTCTCTCCTTCTTTAGTTTTTGAACCCCCCCAAGTAATACCAAGGGCTTCGAGTACATTCGGGACTGATAAGATTCCTGGATGCCCCTTTTCGTATTTTTTACGAGCTTTTTCATCCATTGTCATAAGTAATAAGTTCTGTGACAACATTTTGGAAACAAAGTCAACGAAGGACTGATAAATCACATTATAGATGTCTTTCATAAAATCAGCAAAAGATGATCCTCGTTGCATTAATTTCCCAATCGCTTGTTCCCACCCAGAAACTATGTCTTGTTGAATTCGTTCAATTCCTTTAAACATTGTATCAAAGTTTTCTGCAACTGCCATTGTTGCTTCTTTCCATTTCTTCTCAAATTCACTTGATGCCTTATCTGCATATTTTGGAATTGGGTCAAATAAATCCTTTACCCATTGAGGTCTTTCCCATGCTTCAAATGTTAATTTGAATCCTTTTTTCCTTCTTCCGCAAAAAAGATCAAGAAGATCAGCTGGAATGAATTTCTTAATCCATTCTGTGAATGTTTCAATATCACCTAATAATTGCTTTCTCATCTTTATTATAGTATCTTTAGTGAAATCATAAACGGTATTAGCAACTACATCGAAATCCTTGTAAAATTGTTCTTTACTTCTTTCCATTTCTTCTCTACTACCAAACACTAAATTTCCAAGGAATCCAACACCGCCTTCTTCTGCAGACTTACCACGGATTAAGTCTCGCATTTCTTTTTCTAATCTATTGTATTCATCAAACAAATATCCCAAACGTAAACGACCACGACGAGTAAGTATTGATCCTGTAAGTGTTGAAAACGTTATACGTGCCATAATGCCGATTTGCTGTAAAGCTTTTAAGAAGTAAGAAAGTGTATTAAGCACTGTTGACCCAGAAAATGCATTAACTATGGCGTCAGGTATAAGGGTAAGTATCCACACAAGATCTTTAATGGTTTCTGTTGCTACCTTAACAACATCTCCCATTGTAAACCCAAAATCCTCAGAAAAGTTATTTATTCCATCAACCATATCATTTATTGTTACGTTAAATATTGCTCGTAGTGCATACCATCCGGCAGCGAAGAGAGCAAGTGGGAGCAAGAGACCAGTAAAGACAGATACCAGTAATCCAAGACTTGTGATAATATTAGGTAACACAATGAGTAATAGTCCGAGTGGAATCAGGGATGCACCGATAACAGCCGTCCATTTTACAATAGATGCAGTTAGTTCCCTGTTTTTATCTATCCAATCTTCAAATTGTACAATTCGCCCGTCTATCCAACGCCCAAGTTCCTTAATTGTTGGGACAAGAGTTTCGCCAATGTTTCGAGCTAATCTCTGCACTCTCCTCCAGATTTGTCCTAATTGATGGAGGAATGCTTCCATTTGCCGTCGAGTGACGTCATCAAGGGCGGTTTTCATATT